ACACTAAACGGTGAATACCAAATAACATTAACCACTACGACTAACGAGTATACAATAGACGCAGGGTCAGCAGCTTCTTCTAGTGCAACAGGTGGTGGTACAGTCACCGCTGCGTATCAAATTAACGTAGGTACCGCGTTTGCTATCCCGCTGACAGGTTGGGGCGCCTCTTCGTGGAGTTCAGGTACTTGGGGCGTAGGCGAAACATCTGTAGAGTCTATTCGCTTGTGGAGCCAGTCTAACTTTGGTGAAGACCTTGTTTTTGGGCCTCGTGGGGGAGCAATATACTACTGGGATGCAACGAGTGGATTAACATCTCGTGGTGTAGAATTATCAACTCTTGGCGGTGCTAGCAACGTACCCATCAGCCAGAATATCCTTGAAATATCCGACATCAACCGTTTTGTCTTCGCGTTTGGTGCAAATGAGTTCGGTAGCGCCACAGTCAACCCTATGCTGGTGCGGTGGTCAGATCAAGGTAGTGTGGTAGACTGGACACCCTCTGTTACATCGCAGGCGGGGTTCCTTACGTTGTCTCGTGGCACCGAAATCATAGCGTCTAAACAAGCGCGGCAAGAGGTTCTCGTTTGGACTGACGCAGCTCTGTACTCCATGCAGTATGTCGGTGCGCCTGTAGTATGGTCTGCACAGCTTGTAGGTGAAAACATATCTACAGCATCACAAAACTGTGTAGCTTATGCTAACGGCGTAGCCTATTGGATGGGCAAAGATAAATTTTATAAGTATGACGGGCGTACCCAACCTCTACGCTGTGATCTACGCAAATTTATCTTTAACGACTTTAACACACAGCAGTATGACCAAGTGTTTGCGGGTACTAACGAGTCATACCACGAAGTGTGGTGGTTCTATTGTTCTACCGACCAAACAAACATAGATCGCTATGTGGTGTATAATTACCTAGAAGATATTTGGTACTATGGCACTATGGCACGTACCGCGTGGCTTGATTCTGGACTGCGCGGCAAACCGCTTGCGGCTACTTATTCATCCAACCTTGTGAACCACGAGGAAGGTGTAGATGACAACGAGACAGGTACCACAGCACCAATTCACGCGTATGTAGCCTCTGCAGAGTTTGACCTAGAAGATGGTCACCAGTTCGCGTTTATATGGCGTATCCTACCTGACATACGGTTTGATGGGTCCACGGCAGGCTCACCTAGTGCGACTATGACGCTACTACCACTTGCTAATTCTGGGTCTGGGTACAACAATCCTTTGTCTGAAGGTGGTAGTAATTCACGTACGGTAACACGTACGGCTGTGCTCCCTGTAGAAGAATACACGGGGCAGATATACACCCGTGTGCGCGGTAGACAGCTTGCAATGAAGGTAGAGTCTACTGATGAAGGTGTTACATGGCAGCTCGGTGCACCGAGGATTGACATGCGCCCTGACGGGAGAAGGTAATGCCTAACGAAATCGACAAGGTAGCCACACCTGCGCTTCCTCTAGCGCCTGAAGGGTACGAACGTCCATACATGGATCAGAATAGCAACGTGCTACGTCTATTCTTCAACCGCCTTGTAAACTCATTGAATACCTTACTTAGCACCGATGCGGGCGGGAAGTTTTTGTACAACCCTTGTGCAGCGTTTTATAGTACGCAGGACCAGACAGCCGCCGTTGCGGATACAGGTTACGCAGTTACATTCAACAATACCTCATATGACAGTGCAATCACGCTATCAAACAACAGTCGGATAAACGTGCAAAACCCCGGTATATACAAGTTTGATGTTACACTGCAGTTAGAACACAATAACTCTAGTGATACGCCTGTAACTGTCTGGGAACAAAAGAACGGCAGTGCATTAGCGTATTCGGGGCATATGTTTGATGTAAAAGGTAATGATGACTACGTTATACACTGGGGATTTACTGTCTCCTTGGTGGCAAATGACTATATAGAGGTCTATTGGGCAACAGGAGACACTCAGCTAAACTTACACACAGAAGCCGCTACGTCACCGCACCCCGGGATACCATCTGCGTCTATAGACATCTCTTTTGTAAGTAATGTATGATGCAGGGGATTACATCGAGATCGCCATGGCCGCGACAGACAGTGCAGTGACTTGTAAATACTGTACACATGCGGTATTCTATGGGTACCCCTAACGATTAGGTGCAGAATAAGTTTATAGATTAGTCGCCTTTGCAGGCGCACCGATAGTGAACCAAGGGGGTAATTATGCCGGATGTAGTAGATAGTAAGCAAGAACCTCTCCCCGCGCCAACTATACTTACTATGGTAGTGAAGCAGCTTGATCTTGGGGATACCCCCGAAGCCACACTTTTAGGGCTAGCAAAAGAAATATCTATGCCTAACGTAGACCAGACGCAGGTGGGCAATACTGTGTTTTTGGGACATAGAGGCAAAGGGGCGAACAAGAACAAAATGTTTGGTCGTGCGTTCAACGTGGACACTGCACGCAACTATATTGATAACTATGTTAAATACCTTAAAGTGTTACAACAGAAGGGTGTAACGCATTACTCTGTTGATATTGATGGCGAAGCGTTAGTCCCCATGGCGAAGGCTGTAGGTAAGAAGTTACGAGGCACCGGAGTGCAGGCGCGTATGTTCCCGTTTGAAGACAGTTCTGGGTATAGGGTGTTTTTTAAACTTCCTGAGACCCCGAAACGAGGTAGCGTGCTATGAGTCTTAAATGGATTAACAAACAAATCAACCAAGTTATAGGCGGCGCAACGGACGCCGTCATGGGGGGGATCGAAGGCGGGTTTGATCTCGTGGGCGACGTTGCCGGTGCCGCTTCTGATGTTATTAACTTTGCGGTAGACGAAATTATCCAACCCGTTCTCAGCGGTGTTGAGGACACTATTCAAGCATTTTTAGACGACCCGGTTACCACTATTGCTAAAATGGTGGCCTATTCTACCGGGCAGCTTTGGGCTATTCCTCTTATCGACGGTGCGTCTACTATAGCCAAAGGGGGCGACCTCGACGACGCACTCAAATCTGCTGCGGTATCTTATGTATCACAGGCATCTGGCGAGTTTGCGGGAAAATGGGTAAGCCCTGAAATTGCGAAAGCTGGGTACAGTAACGCTGTCAATACCGCGGTTACAAAAGGTATCGAAGGGGGTGTCAGAGGTGCCACCACCGCAGTGGTATACGGGCAAGACCCGCTCCAAGCCTTTGTTACAGGCGGGGTCAACGCTGCTGTAGGCGCTACGCTCGGCGAGATCGCGAATAAACTAGATGCTAAATTTGAAAACCTCACTGGGGATATAGACCTTGATGGCATCCCGCTCGTTAATGGTTGGGAAGATTTACAAGATGGTATAAAAGACAGCGTTGTTGCCTCTCTAACTGCAGAGTTTACCGGAGGGGAAGTTTCCGCAGATCAATTACTGGGCATGATTGGCAAATACACGGGCGTTTCGAAGACTATGTCTAAATTCCTGTCTGATAACACTGGACTAGATGCTGGGCAGGTCGCGCTAATGACGAGCGCACTTACTAATGCGGCTACAACTGCGTTGGCGGGTAATCCAGAACTATCCGGCGAAGCGTTCTTCGGGACGTTTGACAAAGCTGGGATGGACGCCCTAAAAGACATTATTGATAAACCTGTCAACGCCGCGATAGACAAAGTTAGCGGCGCATCTGCAAGTACATTAACCGCTGCCAAGGCGTTAAATGAAGCGTTGACAAATGCTTCCGGCGCTGCCGCTGGGTTTAACAGTACACGGGAAGAGTTAAACGGGCGGATACTAGAACAAGACCGGCTCAAAGGCGTGTACGACGGACATGTAGCCGCGCTCGGACAACTCCAAACCAACGCCGGTAACATGGATGATCCCGTAACGGCAGGTGCAATAGACGCGCAAGGTGGGGTTGAAGCCTACGCAAAAATTATACAGGCCGCCGCTAATGAAGCTGCGGATGCGTACAACACGTATGCGGCAGAACTCAAGATCGACTACGATACTACGTACAAACCCGCACTTGACGCGTACCAAGAGACGTACGACGAGTGGAACCCACAGGTAGCTGGCCTAGAAGACGCGTACGCCGAGCAGAATCAATACCTTATGTCTGACATAGATGACCTAGGTGTGGCTATGAAGCCTGTTTTCGATGGCGTGACTAAAGCCTCTGCACTTGCGCTTCGTCCC